AAACTACATTGTTACCTTCAACTGCTTGAACTTTTGTCCATAGTTCTTGTTCTAGTCCAAAATCATCTACTGAATATAACCAAACATCTGAATTGTTAACATTAGTTGCATCAATTGAAACAACTTGATTAGAGCTTGGTGCATCAACAATAAAAGATCCGCTATCTAATGCGCCTTGTCTAAAGTGACAAAAATATCCACTATTAGTACTACTAGGCCCTTTGCCATCATTGCGATATAGAAATGCAAAATTGTTTCCTGGATACGGAGCTTCTTCTTCTATTGTTCCGTTGTTTACATCAGTGCTTACAATTTCAAATCTACTAGTACTACCACTTATATTTTTGTTAAATCCAAAAACAGGTACTCCGGTATTAGTACTACTAAACCTATATTGCTCTGTCGGAATATTATTTACTGTATCTTTTTTAACTGGTCTGCCTACAGGGTTATTAACTGGAAGAGCTGCATTTAAAACTTTTGTAAATTGTTCTTGCCAATTAGCATTACTAGGATCATTCCATATAATTGTTTGATTTTCTAAATTGATTGCATTACTATCTCTAACACTTTCAGTTGTACTAACACTTTCAATTTTAAGTAATCCGTTAGCTGACTGATTACGCTTTGGATTATAAGACAGTGTACGTGCAAGACGGAGAACACTTTCTCTACGCTCTGCAAGTTCTAAGAAGTTTTCACGTGCATTTAAGTCTGTACGGAAAGCAATATTTTGACCAAGGAAAGCAATCATGTCAATTAATGCAAGGTATTCCGAACTTTCAATATAATCGTTAAAATCTTCAGGATAATTTTGACGTAGATAATTTATCATTGTTCTACGCAAGTTGTCAAAGTCATAAGATTTGAAATCAGCGTTTCTATAACTTTGGTAGATACGCTTCCAATCTTCTGCTACTAGTAATCTATTTTGTCTATCAGTTGAGGACATATTTGGCTTTCCTTTATTATACAGTATTTATCAGTATTGATTAACTACGTATATTATTAGGTATTAAGAAATCCGTTATTTTGATCAAAAGTTAGACGCATATTTTCAACAATATTATAAGTTAAAAATAGTATTTCTGCTTCAATCTGTAGTCCACTTTCGTATTCATCTACAGTAACTGAATTTACATTTATTCTTGGATCGTAATTAATGATTTCTGTTACATTATCAATAATAATTTGCTTTAACTGTTGAGTTAGTGGTTCGTGTAAAACGTCCCAAATAATTGTTCCAAAGTTTGGGTTAGATAATAATTCACCCTGTCTTATATGGAAATGATTGATAATATCTTGTTTAATAAGACTAAAGTCATATAAATTAAATCCGTTTTGATCAGGATCAGTTGTACTAAATCCTTTGTAAGTTTTTGATCCTATACCATAGTCAGGCTTCTTGTTGGATTTAACATTTATATCTTGGTAAAGTCTTTTTTCTTGCGTACTCATATTTTATTTTCCTAGGTTTGTGTGCCGTTAGCAGCATCATACTCTGCCTCAAATGCTGCTGTTTCTGCATCTAGTTGGGCTTGTTGGTCTGCGGTTATAGGCGCAGGTGTTGTGTTGGTTCTATCAGGTTTATATTCTGGTCCGCCTTTTATAACATCTTTACCAGTTACTGGATCTACAGCAATACGCTTCTTTTCGTTATAACTAAAGCCGTCTGCAGTTACACCCGTTACTTCTTCAAATCTAGCTGTTACTTTTCCTTGATCATTCTTTGAATATCCTGTAATTTTAGGTGCAGACGCTTCAGGAATTACATTTCCATCATTACCTACTAATACAGCTTTACCGCCAGAAGTAATTGTTTCGGTTGTAGTTGTTGATGTTGTAGATGTTTTAGTGCCGTCATCTGATACAGTAGTTGTAGTTTCTGTCTGCGGCACACCGTTTTGATTTACTAGTGTAGCATTTTTGTTTTTAGCGGCGGCTTCTTCGTTTGCTCTATCTTCGTTTGGATTGCCGCTTGCAGCTGGAACCTGACATTGTTTGAATGTGTCTTCAGGATTTTTCTCTTTATTTTTGTCATCACTAGTAGCGTTTGCTTTACCTTCTTCTATCTTTTTAGGATTGTTATCTGTTTTTTCAGGAGTGTGTTCTGCGGGATTCTTATTTTCTTGGCCAGTCCAAGATCCTCGCTTAGGTACTCTATTCGGAATTGGTGCAGCCCCTGCTTCTGCCGCAGCAGGACCATTCATATCAATTCTATTAGCTGTTTCTTTATGTGCTGCAGACTTAATATTACTCGAACCAGCACATGTAAGCATGCCGTCTGCTCCTACTTTTACTGTCCAATTAGCTGCTGTTTCCATTGCCATTTGATTGCCTGCTTTTATATTAATATTTTGTCCTGCTTCTAAATTAATATTTCTGTCTGCTTTAAAATTAAAGTCATTTTCAGTATGAATACTAATACTATCTTTTGAATAAATGTCAATTTTTCCGTTAGCTGTCATTTCAATCCAGCTATCACCACTACCATGTGCAATATACACTAGGTCTTCTGAATTATGTAATAGTATTTGATGTCCAGTTCTAGTACGAATTCTAAATAATTCGTTGAACGGTTTTGTAGGATCGCCACCATCGGGTATACTAGCATATTCACTAGGTGAAGTTTTAGCAGATCCTTTTCTAAAAAGTGTAGGATCTCCGTCATCCATAACTAACGTTGTTCCTGTTAGCCTACTTGCTTTTATATCTATTGAATCAATTTTGCCTCCAGACTTTACTGTAGGTTTTCCATCACGCCTATCTACTGGTCCAGGACTACTCCAACCAAATACCATACTGGGCAAATCTCGTCTAGCACTAGAAGTTGTTGTTCCTCGAACAGGATCGTCTGCTAATCCGTTATTGTCTAAAATAGCACACGCATCAGCGTTACACGGCTTTAAATATTGTGTTGCATTTGATCCGTTAGCTTCTTCAGTCTTTTTATTATATTCGCCGACTGGTCTTGCTTTTGTAGGATCTTCTTTGTTAAACTTGGTACTTGCATTTCCAGGAACCATAAAGTTCATATTTTGATCTTGTATACAGCCTATCCAATATCCTTTACCTCTATTTCCTTCAGCAAATATAACTAGAACCTTAGTACCAATATCAGGCGGTACAGCCCAAAAGCCATAACTTTTTTGTGTATAATCATATCCGTCATTTTCGCTTACGCCTGAATATGGCGTAACTCCATAAAACGGACTAAGATAACTTACCGGAACATATTCACCAGAAGATTCGGAATTACCTTCACTACTAGTTTTTAAAAGTTCTACTTTTAGTGATCCCATATAATCTACATCAAGGTGTTCTCTAACAATAGCTACATATGGGCCTGGACCTTCTAAATGTTTTGCTTTTTTTATAACGTGCGGTGAACGTGTTTCTTGAGCCATTATTGTGGACCTCTTCGATCAGTGTTATAAACTGGTGGTTTTCCTTTTCCAGCACTAGGAGCTGTTGTTGTATCAAATTCGCCAGCCTGGGAGTTACCAAATCCGTTATTACTACCTGCATCAGTTGCACTGGTGCTTGATGATGAACCTTCAGGATTGCCTGTAAGTGCATTAGTTTCAGTTTTGATTAATTGCTTTTTAGGATTATCAGCTGAAACTGCTCCTGTATTATCTTTTGTAGATACTTGGTTAGTATCTGATCCTTGTTTTGGCCTACGCATCGTTTGTAATGTTTGTGTAAACTGACCATCTGAAAATTTATTAGCTACAAATAATACTTTATATAATCCGCTAAATTTACCTACAGGAGCTGTGCCGCCTCCTGGAAATGTCATATAGTTTCCTACATAATCAATAGGTGTCTTAAAATTTAATTCAATATCAACTTCGCCGCTTTGATAATCCATTGTACCATCCGAAGTTAAGTTTGTTGATGGACCTATACCTGCACTGTAATTGCCCATTCCACTATCAGCAATATAGTAAGGATCTCCCCATATTTCTAAATCAACACCAAGTAAGTCTACTGGTGAGTTTACCAAAGCTTCATTAAAGTTTGCAGCAACAACTGATTCTGGATGTATCATAACTCCGCCTGTATCTGTTGTATTGCCTTTGTTGACATCAGATTTTACAGGATCAGCATTTATAGACTTTCCATCAGCATCAGTAGCACCAGTTGCAGCTGGTTTGTTATCTGCATTTACGCCTCCGCTGGCAGATGTTTTTGCATCAGCTGTTTTTTGTCCAAAGTCACCTGCAATACTACTAAAAAAAGCAGCATTAAAATTTATATCAAAATTAATAATATCGTCATTTTTTCCTGTATAGATATAATTGTACTCTTTTGATGCTTGTGTTTGTAAACTTTCTAATCCTTTTGATGCTTCTGTTGGACTTCTAAAATTACTGT